CATCGGAGATTTGTGTGGCTGGTTCAAAGCCTCTTTTATTCCTCCAACCGTAAAGGAAACAGGAGCTCCTAACCCGGGAGCCATGACCGTCTTTCCGACCAGATTCCCGACAGCCCACGACTTTATCTCCTGGCGTTGACTTTTTACGTCTTCCTTTAAGTTCCTTCCTTGACCGACCGTTTCTTTGGATATGAATTTCCTTACGGCCTCTTTCGCCCCCTTATAGGCATTTTGTATATACGGATGGGTATCGCTGAAAAGTTTCGCATCCTTTCCGGGGTTATTATCCAGTCCGGGAGCCGGGGCATATAGATTTCCGGTATCAGGGATATCCGTTTCTGCCTCGTCTGTTGCCTCCAGGCTGCATTTGCAATTCCACCTGTCCCCCGGACGATGTGCCGACCAGAAAGGATCGTCTATCGAACGGATTGTACCCCAAAATACACGGTGGTCCTCTCCGGGATGCACGCTCGTACTTTCCACCCAACGCAAGCGGGGAAGTACATCCTTATCCCGTTCGAAGCGTCTCCAGTCGCTTGCCTGGTGCGCACGGATCACAGCCGTGGCGTATTCCGTCTGTAACCATGATTCAAGGTGAAGCGGGGAAACGAACTTTTCCACGTCCCGTTTGAAAATGTCGAAAGGTTTCAACTGCCCGTCTTCATCCTGAAGCTGGGAGGCGATGTCGTTTTGAAAGCGATGCGCCTTGAATGCAGCAAAGACGGCATTGTTATAACGCAGTTCCCGATAGAATGCGTAATCGTCCTGAAAGGGGCTTCGTTCATGGAACCCGGTATCCGTCGCTTCATTAAAGGCCTTCCAGAACTCATTCCACAAGCCTCTTTCTATATCCGTCAGCGTGTTAAAATCCTTTCCGTATATCTTTCGGATCGCCTCTTGCAGAACTTTCCCGTCAAAAACGAAACTTTCTTCCAGGGTGTCGGCATACAGTCCGTTCATTACCATCCTAAAGCCCCCTTGCTTTTGGGGGCTTTTCCGAAAAAACGGGATGTCAGATTTTTAAAGAAGGTCCGTATCATTTTCCCCTTGACCGCCCTTTTGGGCGTGGAGCTCACGTTTCCGCTATTATGTTCCGTACCTTTCGTTTCTTCCTTTTTTTCGGCTCCTTTTTCCTTCAGGCGTATTTTCGTATCATCTTTTTCTCTTTCCCTTTCGGCGGTGATCTCATTGTAGTTATCCGGTTTATTCAGGCCGAACTCGTCATATAACTGGTCATGGCTGATCGGCAGTCCGAGTGAGGACAGCTTTGTGATGATATCGATTCTCTGCGTCTGGTTGGAATCTTTGGGAATGACAAACGTTAATGCCGAAAGATTCGAATATGTCGGTCATTTGATAATTCAGGACATTGAGAACAAATAGCTTATCCTGTGCCAGGAGCTTGTCTTCTATTTTTTTATGGACTTCGCCCAAAGCCTGCGTCCCTTTTTCCCCGGCTTCGGTAGTCAGCGTGTTGCCCAGGACATGTTTGCTTATTTCCGAATTGCAGAAAGCCGCCAGGTTTTTGTACAAATCACTGGAGCCGGACTTATTCCCTGCCTCCAGCAGTTTCAGGCCGGTCCCGTCAGGATGGATGTAAACGGAAGAACCGCCCGCTTCATGTGCGTCCTGCATGAGATTGTAACGTTCCTGGTCGTCATTGCCGTTATAGGTATATTCCCGGATCGGCTGTCCGAAGAGTTCCGCAAACTGTGCCCAGTCAGATACATCCGCCCGCTTGTACAGAACCCAGGGGATATCCTTTATCAATTCACCCAGTGCACGGGGTTTGCCGACAAAAAGGAGGTTGTCGTATTCATCCCACGCCGTCCCGTGTATATCGGTCTGCATCCGAAGGATCAGCTTGCGGATAGGGTCCACATGCTTTCTGGGTATAAGGTCGTAAGACAACCATCCACCCTCGTCTATCCCAAACTGGAACAGGCTGCCTCCCCACCAGGCCGTATCGAGCAGGTCAGAAAGGAAGTCCAGGAACCAGGGGGATTCAAGCATTTCCCCGATGGCTTTGTCCGGCTTGCCGTCACGGCTGAAATCTATCTGCGCAGACAACACGGCCGACTTTCTTTTTTCAAGGACGGAAGAGAGGTGGGTATCGAGCAGAATGGTATCATACAAGTCGTATAACCTGGCACGGTTCGGAAAATCGATCCGTTCAGCCTCCGTTACGGCCCTCATGTAATGACTGATGTCCACCTGCCAGCGTCTGGCCTGGGTCAATATGATCGTATTCCCACCTGCGGGCTGGTTAAACAATCCGCCGGATGTGATCGGTTTGGTTATGTTTCCGGTTTTGGTTCTCCGTCTTAATTTCTTTTTCATTTGAATCGGTTTTGTTTGCTGTTTATATATCGTTAGAAATGGTTGCATCGTTTCCGGTTTCCCCCGAACAGGTAGGATACCGTCTTATTCTCATCCTGGAGGGTCGGGGCTCCGTTTATCACGACATTGCCTTTCTGTATTCCCTTTAACCACTCCACCGCCCTTTCATAGCGATTTTCCCTCAAAGAAGACATTTTCGCGGGATTGCCCAGCGAATAAATATGGTATACCGCTATATCCAGGCACATCATAAGGATCAGCGGATGCCGTTCTTCGCCTCTGGCGGCGAAGATCCTGTCCACGTCATAACGTCCCGCCATATATGATTTCATTTCCTCTATGGCCCGGTCCTCGCAAATGTCCAGGATCGAATTGTCCTCCCTTGTTATTGCGTCAATGATTTCCCGGTGCACGCTTGCATCATAGTCGTTCGGTTCAATGTACTGCGTCATAATCTATATTTGTTTTTACTTCTGAAAGCCTTTACCGGTATTTTTATCATCGGTTGAAGCTCCAGGCACTTGTTATCAATAATACGTTTGGCCCCCTCTATGCAGTCCGGCCCGTCGGCGGGATATGTCAATTGGAGGTTGAACAGGAGGAACTGTTCCGCAAGGCGGACCATATCCGGATTTTCTTTCTCATCCTGGTTGAAGATGAGACGTCCTTCACGGTTGAGCGGCTCCAGGTTGGCTTCTATGCGGGTGGCTTTTTCCGTTTTCTTCTCTTCATCGGGACGGATATTGATCCGTTTGCCTTTTTCCTCGCACTTTGCTTTAAGAAGGGGGCGGAAAACCTGCTGGAAGAACGGGTCCTGGAGTGAGTTGTTTTCCATATAATGATAGACGGATACTTTCCCACGGACAAAATCGTCCAGAAAGAAATACCAGTCAATAAAATCGGAGTTCAACCCGCGATTTAGGAATCCCTTGATGATATAATATATGCCGTCTTTCTCACCGACCAGCCAAACGGCTTTATAGGAACTTTTCCCCTTCTTGCTGACGGGTCGCCGTAAACGACAAGAAACTTGAACCGTCCAAGAGGCGGAACCTTCCCCCAATGGAGTTCCTTAAATATTTCCCCCTCACTGACCGGGTTATTGAAATATTCGGTTTGCCCGGATGCCGCACTGATTTTTCCCAGGATTTCATTGATCATTTCTTCCGTGTTCTTCTGGGGCCAGGTACTGTTCCCTTTTTCATCCCGAATATTGACAATGTCCCAATGGTCGGCCATCTTGCCGGCTCTTACGACACAGCAATCCTTTGCAATGATGTTGCCACAGAAAATAATGGTGACCGGTACGGCCGGGTCCCGGGTTCCGTAAACGGCCTTTTCCCAAAAATTCCACATGTCTTTTATACGTTCGGCATTCCTGCACGCTTCGTCGGTATCGAAGTCGTCGACCAGCAACATGTCCGGACGGTAGGATTTGTTTCTCGATCCGCGCGGGGCATTTCCGTAGCCGATGGCCCGGAAGGCCACGTCGCATTTGGTGATAAATTCTTCATCCGTCCATTTTGCTCCGATTTGTTCCCCGTAATAAGCCCTCAGGCGCGGGTTGCTTTCCAGTTCTTTCCTGTACGGATCAAGCAGGCGGACCGCCGCTCCCTGGGTGGCGCTGACCATCATTATATTGTGCTTGCGTCCGATCAGGACCAGGTAAAGCACGATAAACATGACGACGGTACTTTTTGCCAGGCTTCGCGCCCAGGAAAGAACCTCGAACCATTCATCGTTTTTTATGCACCGCCTGATCGCTTTTATATGAAAAGGGGCAAATTCATATTTTGCATATTCAGGAAAGAAAAACGTGATCCATTCCAAAACGTGCGCTTCCAGGTAAGCCCTGTGCTCATCCATTTCTTTCCGGTTCTTATGGATGACGGGGACATCCGCCATCAAGGACTCAAAATAATTTTCCCACCTGCGTAACGCTTCTCTGTCTTCCGTCTTCATAGCGTGGTTTTAATGAACGTGTCCCATAATACGCCGAACTCCTTGGCCTTGCCCATGTCTTCGCTCCTTAGCCATGACAGGAACCGCATTCCCGACGAAATCAGGTCCTTGAGGCCGGCGTCTTTTTCCAGCCGGTCAACGGCCTGGGAGAGTTTTTGAATAGTGGCGGCCTCTGATGCGTCCGCGAACCGTTTTCCTTCCGGCTTGGCAGAAATGACCTGGTTAATTTCCGCGATTTGCCGGTGCAGGTTATTGATCTGCTGTTCACGGGTCATGGTCATACCGACTTTCAGTTCGGCCCACTTCCCTTTATCGCACCAGGATATGATCGTACGGCGGCTGACTCCGACCTTTTCGGCAATCTCCGCCTGGGTTAAATCTTCCCGGATATACAGGACTTTAGCCCATTCCCTTTTCTGTTGGTTGGTTAAATCTGTCATTTTCAATGTTGATTTTGGTTATGAAATTTTCCTCAAAATTCGACTTTATATAAGACTCCGGCAACTTTTATCCGCATGATACGGCGGCGTGGCGGCATGATACCCGTGCAGGAGCGGCATGATAAAAAGCCGATTTGCAGGGGTGGTTTTTTGCCCGGAAATTTGCACCAAAACATGACGCAAATGGCAAAGCAATTTTTCAACATGATAGCTTCCGAGGAAGGTACGGCCTGTATCTTATTATACGGTGACATAGGTAGCGGTACGGATGAGATACGGAGTTCGGATATCGTCAGGGAGTTCCTGGAACTGACCGCCCTTTATAAGAAGGTGGATATCCGGATCAACTCCATGGGAGGTGACGTATTTGCCGGACTTGCCATATTTAACGCGCTTCGAAACAGTGGCTCGGACATTACATTATATATAGATGGCGTGGCAGCCAGCATAGCCAGCGTGATAGCCTCCTGCGGAAAGCCGGTA